GAAAAGTTTCGAATAGAGTTTGACCTTTCGAATGTCGAGGCCCTTCAGGACGATCAAATAAAACAGGCAGAATTAGCCGATAGACTCATAAAATCCGGGGCATTCTCTCCTAATGAGGTCAGGCAAAGGATTTTTAGGGAGCCGCCAAGGCCGGATGGGGATGAATTAGTTGGATCCAATAGCCGAGGCCCCCAGGTCGAGCCACCCCCAGCCATTGCCCCTAATGAAATTCCTTCAGATGGAGAGCCGATAAGATCCTATCTGAGTGGTATCCGTAAAATTGAAGTTCTTGGCATGAAAAAACAGAGAGAAGAAGAAGAACAACGGACGGTTCAGGAAATTAAAGCAAATGTTCTCAATCTATTCTTAGGATTCCTAGAATCCGCGATAAAAGTCATAAATAATAATGCTGCAGACTTTCCTTTGCCGGAAAAACAAACGGAAGATGAAAAGCTTGCTAGATTGCTAAAAAATATTCAATCCGAGTTAGTAAAAGAATTCGGTAAAAGTGAAAATAGCTTTATAAGAAGTAATAGCCGTAAATTAACGGATCTCAGCATATCTGGAAAAGATCGGGTAATATCCGCTAGTTTTGGCGGCGGGGATATTGAAGAAATCGAAGCAATTTCAGATGGAAATGAGAGGGGAAGGTTAAATACTTTACTCGAAGCAAGGGGGATAGATGCTTTTGCTGATATTTCCCGTTCCTCCAGCAAAACTATATTAAATAAGGTAGAGGCAGGGGTTAGGTCGGGGAATTCGATCACGGCTATAACTCGATCTATTACGGATCTCTTCACAGAAGAAGAATTGGCGGGTTCTAGGGCTGAAAAGATAGCTAGGACTGAATCAGGCATTGCCACAATGATTGGTCGAGACGCTGCCTTTAAGGACGCTCAAAAGGCATTAGGGCCAGTAGTTAAAATATGGCTAACTCAGATAGACAGAACAACAAGAGATTCTCACGTACCCTTACACTTAACACAAGCAGACTCCAAAACGGGAAAATTTAACAATGGCTTAAGGTTCCCTCTTGATCCACAAGGTAGGGCCGAGGAAATTATTAATTGCAGATGCGATATGATTTTAGAAAAGGAAGAATCATGAAAAAATTAATTTCACAGGATTTTGCTAGTGTATCTTCGGTCAAACGAAGTGTTAAGGGTGGGCAATCTGTTTTTATCGAGGGTTTTGCGAATCGTTTTTCAAACGGTGAAAAAAGACTGATAGACAGGGGATCGGATTTGATTCAGCCAGATGGCTGGAGGTTGGAAAACTTTCTAAACAATCCAATTATCTTTTTTAATCATGATCGTAACAAACCGATAGGAAAAGCTATCAAGGCAAGTATTACGGATGAGGGCCTAAAAATTAAGGTCAAATTGTCCGATTCTGAAGACCCAGATATCAGCCGAGTTAGGGATTTAGTTAGGGAAGGGATCCTAAAGAGCTTTTCCGTAGGATTTGACCCAAGAAGAATTGATAAAGAAACTATTGAAGGCAAAGAAATATCTATAATTAAAGAGGCTGAATTATTAGAGGTAAGTGTGGTTAGTATTCCAATGGCTGAACACTCTTTATTTGATATCACCGCGAAACAGCTTTCAGAAATTCCATACGACGAGGCCAAGCGTATTTGTCTTTTGGGGAAATCTGGCCATGAGGACGAGGAAGAAGAGCCGGAAGAAGAGCCAAAAGAGGCCCCATTGCTAGAAATATCCTCCCAGCCATCCGAGGCGCAGATTAGCAGTCCAACCATTGACGCGATAAGACAGACAAATATTCTATTAGCTCAACTAATAGCCGCAACCGAGATAGTAGGCATGAAAGTTGAGGAAGCTTTCAAAAAACCAGAACCGGAAGATGAGGAGCCCGCCGAGGAGCCCGCCGAGGAGCCCGCCGAAGAGCCCGAGGATGAGGATCCAGCCGAGGAAGATCCCGAAGAAGATCCCGAAGAAGACCTAGCATTACCAGTCGAAGAAGACCATCAAGACGAAGAAGAAGAAAAACCAAAGGGCTTTGATTCTGATCAGGTGAAGACTTTGAGTGAATATCTAATGAGAGCCGAAGGAATTCTAAAAAAGCATGGACTATAATAAAGAATTTCTAGTATGCTTTTTGCAAGCATCATTTTTTGTCAAACTTAAAATCCATCCTAACTAGGATAATTTTAAATTTACTTATAGCTACACAACAAAACTATGGAGTTTTTGAATAATGGATACCAAAAAAAAAGAAAATGATCTTTCTGTCTTGCTCGACCGAGTAAAACACGTAGTTGACCGTTGCGAGACTTTAGAAAATACTGTGCAAGATATGGAAAAGCAAAAAACCTCTTTTATCAATACCTCTCGAAGATCGGACAATTCCGACGAAATGAAATCACTAAGATTGTTCGGCGCGAGAGATGTTAAGGATCTACTTGAGGTCAACGTGGCCTCTCCCCAGTTCAACCACGTTCCTATGGAATACAAGCAACAAGTTTTGGATTTGAAGCGTACCGTTGACATTGGCCGAATGATCGCGGTCCGATTTAAGGGTGGAAAGCCTGATTATGTGGCTGAGAATCCAAAGAATGACATTATAAGCAACCTTTCCAAAGAATATGACGCTTCCCCATTTTGCCGGGAAGTGCTGATGCCAAAACTTAAAGCCTATACAACCGGGGCGAACCCTTTGTGGCTTCAGGAAATAACTGCATCCTCATATATGAGCGAATTCGAGCTAGAAAGAAAGGTAACACCTCTCTTCCGTGATATGCCGATGCCGTCCTCCCCTTATAACCTTCCGGTGCAAGATGGGACTACAATCGCAAGGATTGCCCCTGAAAATACCCAGGTAACTGATGCCTCCTTTTCAACCTCCAGAATTCAAATGACTGCTACAAAATTATTCCAGCATTCAGTTTTACCGGAAGAAATGGACGAAGACTCTGCCCCTGCAATTCTACCTGTAATTCGTGATGATGTCGTTCAAGCGCAAGAACGAGCTTATGAGCAAGCAATAATCTCTGGCCAGAAATCCGGCGCGCTTGATACCGTTGCAATCGCTGCAGATGATGCGAGAAAAGCTTGGGACGGACTTAGGAAAATTGGCCGCGATAATTCCGCTTTTGGCGGTGATTATGATTTTTCTGGTACTTTGGATGATGTTGGTTTGAAGGCCATGAAGAAGCAAGGCGGAAAATATACAATTAACCCTATGGCCCTTGCTTGGATCGCTAGTTCTAGTTCATATCATCAAATGACTGGCCTAGAGATCTTCAGCACAGCAGAGAAATTTGGAACCACACTCTTTACGAACCTTACAGGAGTTTTGGGGACAGCCCTTGGCATTCCCGTAATCGTAAGCGAGTATTTCCCAGAAAATTTAAATGTAGTTGGCGTTGAGGATGGCATAACAGAAACTACCACGGGCCTAGTTCTTGTTAATAGAAACCGATTCTTTCTTGGTACTCGAAGAGCTATCAGAGTTAGATTGCAACCGGATCTACCTTATCACGACCGATGGTTAATCAGCTCCTATAGCCGAAAAGATTACCAAGGCCATGTTCAGAATGCGACAGAAACAAGCGTAATCTACGGTTATAACGTTGTAACCTAATACCTTGTTAAAAGATTGGTGGAAGGGGGCCACAAGTCATATTTGGCTTGTGGCCTTCATTGTTAAGGGCTCTTATGAATAGCTGTGTAGTAAATTTATACCAAAGCCTAAATGCACTACAAAAAAAGTCGCGTTCATTAGGTATCTATTCTCAAAATTTATTACTTAAAAGCAATTCCATATTAAACACCATAAAAATTGATGTTAATCCCGGTACTGTTACCGTTAGATTACTAGAAACCTTTAACGAGGAAGAAGTTCTTTTTGATCAAAGAGTCTTTTCAGGCGGGGCAACGGGTGTTTTTCAATGGAAATCTGAATGTTTTCATAATAAAGCAAAAGTTGAAATTATTACGGACGGTGTGACTACTTTTTCATATTTTGTTATGGCACGTTCGGACAGTCAGCAATCAGGCGGCGGCGGTATAATCCCACAAGAAGATTATTTAAGATTAAAAGGAAGTGCTAACGTCAATGTCGGAAATAGCCAAGATTTATTAACCTATATCGTCCCTGCTATGAAAACCCTACTACTATTTAGCTGGCATAGTTCTACTCAAAACCCTGGAAATCTATCTTTAGATATTGATGGGACTATTGAAAGGGTTTCTTTTATTCGCGCAGCAAAGCCAACAATTGATGAAGAATTTCTTCCAAGAGTTAGGGTAGATAGTGGTAAAACCGTTAAAATATCTTTTTTAAGTAGGGCTTTCCCCTCTCCTTCTGGTTTGATTTATTGGGATATTGGCGGTTCTTTAATCGCTAGTTAAGGAATTGAAATATGAGCAACCCGATAGAAGTTTTTAATGTTATAGCAGACCAGATCACTAAGGAAGGCGAGCCATTAATATCTAGGACTGAAGGCGAGTTGGCGGCTTCTATAGCTGGTATCATAAGTTTTTCCTTTAAAAATTATCTTGGTCAAGTAGTTCTTCCTATGCTTACTACTGATGGAAATATTCCAGTAAGCACAGGTTTAGGAATTCATATTGATAGCTCTATAGCTGTTTTACCAGCTCCCTACAAATCTAGGACAGCTACGGCTGTTTTACCTCTTGTTGCTGATAAACTTTACAAATTAAAACTTATATCGGGGGCTTGTACTCAATCGGTATACTGGGAAGTTGAACAAGATAATAACGGGAGCAAACAAATAAAATATCGGTTTATAACTGGCACAGGAACACAAACCCATGATTTAAGTACCGATTGCTTAGAATTTCTTGCCGGATCAACGGGGATTCAAACGATAACGCTTTTTGGTAGCCAGCTAAGTGGACCAAATAGCGATTTAAACGGTACTTTATGTGCCTTTCAGGTTGGGGCTTAACTATGGCGAATGAAATTCCAGCTTATGAAATGGTTGATGTGGAGGGGAACACTTTTCAAGAGAGTTCTACGGTAGGAGCTGCCCCTATAAATGTACCCGCCGTTTCTGGGGAGGTCATTTCAGAGTTTATTATTCAATGCCCCCCTGATCAATCCGATTCCGTTAGATTATTTGTATCGGTCGATGGCGTGAATTTTTTGACAATGACTACCTCTGGATTTTGGGGATGGACCCCTAAAGGAGAAATCAGGCAATTGATTTTAAAGGCCAATGAGCCCGGTGTAAAATATGAAGTCGTCTTAAATAGGGAACCAAAATAATGGCAATTGGAACCTTCCATGGTGGACGAACAATAGCCCATCTTACAGGGACTAATGAAAACCAAAGGGTTGATATTGAACAAGATGTGGAAGGCGTTAACCGAATGGCGGTTAATTCAACGGGCGTTGTATCGGTAGAGCAGTTATTTGGTAAACCTGGTTTTGCTGGGGGACACTTTGCGATAGGCACATATTTAGATTGTTCAGGAATTGGAGCCGTAGGAGACACGATAAGAATTCAAATTGTTGCGGGTTGCAATCCATCTTTATTCCCGGCGGTTGATGTTACCTATACAATAGTAGCGGGAGATATTGCAGCAATAAATCCCGAAACGGAAGTTAGGGACAAAATAATAATATTGCTAAATGCGGATGTTAATTTTAAAAAATCGTGGGAAGCAAGTAAGGTAAGGAATAACGGAATAGTTTTTATTACGGCTCTATTAAGAGCTGAAGTTGGCGACAGGGGAATTATAGGTGACTTTGTTGTAAGCTCTACAGGAACTACAGTAGTCACGCAGCAATCTACCCGTATTGTCCGAGAAAATACCGAAACAGAATTAGCTAGAAGTATTGACGACCCACGCCAAGGAATATTAGGAATAACCGGATCAATTACCATAGCGCCGGGGGCATTATCCAACCGAGTCTCAATAGATGCTAGAAACGGCGGGTCTAATGCCATGAATGTAAATGGCACGTTACTTGTTCCAATAATATTTAGTATCTTAGCGGATCCAATTTATGATTTATATATCACAGAAATTCGGCTACATGGGGTTGGTAATGGAATCCGTTTTGAGCGATTTTTAAATCTTAATTCATCATTAGTCAATGGTATATCTTGGAACAATAAAAGCGACGATTTACCCGTTGGATTTGAAACTATAAAAACTACCGACGATTTAAAATCAAGGTTTTCATCCTTGGGAGGATGGAATTTATCAGTAAATTCAGGTGGGGACCACTTCCTAGCTTCTAAGGATCTTGGTTTTGTAACGCCTTTGGTGATCAGAAAGCAAGGATCATTCCCAATCGATGATTTAATTTCCATCTTGGTTAGAGATAGTTTAAATCAGGTGTCAGGACTTTTTTTAACAGTCCACGGATTTAGGAGAATTTAATTTTGGCAAAATATGACCTAAATCGAAGATTTTATAAATATGTTCCTCCGTCTTCGTCAGAAATTTATGATTATGTTCCACTCGAAGGCGAAAATATATTAATCGAAAATGTAGGAATCAGTAGTTCAAGTTCACCGGAAACGGTGGGTCATATTTGTTGGGATATTTTAGGGACGCCTGAAATCATGATTTCATCATACGGTGAAGTTGATCATAAAAATATAGAACATCAAATAATTGGGGATGGAATTAAGATATTAAGAATTACTCTCACTAATGATCTAACCCAGCCTGCTTTTTTAGGGGGATTTTATCAGGGAGTAATGAAGTTATGACAATATCCAGGCAAAGAATACAAATAATTTACGATAATGAATTAGAAGCTGGGCAGGATATTAAAAATATATCGGTCCCAGATAATGAAACTTGGCAGATATCAAGGATAATTTTCGGCGATATGTCAAAAAACGATTCAAAGTCTGGAACATTTATAGTCGATTTTGGTATCGATGGAGATCGAGATATTTTAGCAATAGCTTATTTATCAGGTCAAACTATGGCATTTGATATTAATCGGATATTTGTCGGGGATGGGTCTAAAATGTTTCGTTTAATGAGATCCAATCAATCTAATCCAGCTAAGGCTATGCTAATATTTATGGATGGGTTCAAGCGGCTAGGTCAATAGATTAGATTATGGTGGATTAATTTTGGATGATTTGCATAGGCTAAAGAGGATCGAAAAAAAACTAGATGATTTAACCGAATCTCATATTCAAGTTAAAATTAATCTTGCAGAGCAAATATTAGCAGAATCCACGCACCAAAAAAATGTCGAAAGATTTTGGAGTCAAACATGGCCCCAAATCATAGGAAAAATAGATGATAATGCCACAAAAATAGCAACCCTAGAGGTAGAGGTCGCAGAGCTTAGAACCAAAATGATGATATGGGGGGTTGCTTTATGTATTGGGGTTCCTGTTCTAGCTACGGTTCTGCAGATCTTACTAGAAAATAGGTGAATTTTGAATAATATTGAGAAGAGAATTCACGAGGTCGTAAAAGAAGAATGCAAAGATAAGGATCTTTGCATATCTTCAGTAATGGCAATAGTGGAAATAGAAAGCGCGTTTGATCCATGGGCGGCTAGAAAAGAGCCAGTTAATCGCTGGCTATTCCGTCCCGGTCAATACGCTAGGAAAAATCATATTACGATTGCTACAGAAACAGAGCTGCAGCATTTTTCATTAGGGCTTATGCAAATAATGGGATCCACCGCTAGATCTCCTCTAAATTACGATGGTAATTTATTGAAGCTTTTAAATATTGGTATCAATTTACATTATGGAACAAAATATTTAAGTTGGATTAGGAAAAGATTTAAGATTAATGATTGGGAGGCCATAGCATCGGCTTTTAACGCGGGTTCTCCTAGAATGGTAAATGGTAGATATTCAAATCAGAGCTATGTAGATAAATTTAAATCGGCTAGACTGCGATGGGATCAAGAATTAAAAGGGAGTTAAATGTAATGCAATTACGGCTAGAAAGAATGGGAAGAAGTGGCGTTTGTGGTCCTTTGATTGACGCATCAATATTCGAAGGAAAATGGAATATTGGCGAAAGCAAAAAAGTTCAAAGTCAAGTTGGCTATAATTTAATGGCAAAATATCCTAATATGTTTCGAGAAATAAAATACGAGGCAAGAACGGCAAATTATGAAAGGAAGCCTAGAATAGACTATGCCGATAAAATCAAAACAATAGAGGACACAAAATAATGTCAGGCGTATCTACAAATATTATTGGTGTGTCTGTCCTAGATCAATACGCACTAACAACCGTTGATAATATTCGTATTCAATTAGGAATGCCCGGTTCTGCTTTAACTTTTGATTTCATAAAAAAGATTGAAAGGATGATCAACGCCGCCACAGCTCACCTAGAAGAGTATATGCACCGCCAAATTTTGCGAAGGGCCTACACGGAAAACCAGGACAGCCGAGGGGGGAATTTTGTCATAACTAGGCAATACCCAATTTTATCTATTTCAGAATTATGGGTAGATTCAACTAGGCTTTTTACAGATGTTACTAAAAAGCTTGCGCCTAGCTCCTACGCGATCACAGACAACGAAACGACCATACAAACACTTGATCAAAATCTGCCCCATGGTCGGCAGATTGTTAGAGTTATCTATGATTCCGGTTTTGATAAAGTACCCGCGAATATTGAACGGGCGGCGGATCTTTTGGTTGAATGGTGGTATCGATTTCAAGAAAGAGAAGATATTGGCAGATCAAATAAATCAAAGGGCGACGAATCCACGGTTATTTCTCAAGGGATCCCTGAAGCAGTCAAGGAGCTAGTCGATAGCTATCGGCGGGTTGATATGATTGACGCACCTAGAACGATGGCTATAACCTAATGTATTACGTAATCCTCATAGCAAGATCTCTTCGGTTCCTTCTTCGGCCCCTTTTTCGCGACAAGCTAAAAAAATTGGGCGATAGAGTAGGAGGCCCAGAATTGACCGAAGCGTTCCTTGTTAGATCTGGCAATTACATTGTCAACGCAGCGAAACGAAGAGCCCCAGTTGGTCGGACAGGGCGTTTAAGGAGATCCATAGCATCAAGGGTTAAACTAGATGAGTCGAGGGTGGAAGTAGGAACGTGGGGCGTTCCCTACGGCGCAGCCCAAGAATTCGGCGGGGAAATTAGGCATAAAAATTCTTCTTGGCTCACTATTCCAACCGATGTTCGGTTTGAAAGAAGAAGCCCCAGGAAATTTGACCTTGTAGTAAGCAATGTAGGCGGCAAAAAGTTTCTGGTAGATCGGGGGACGGGTCAAGCAGCTTATCGATTAGTTAAAAGCGTTAGATTAAGGCCCCAGCCCTATTTAATACCTGCTTTCGAGGATTATTTAAGCCGAGGAGCTGAGACTATACTAAGTCAGGTTATGGATGAGCTTTTGCAACGTGCTATCAATAAGGATTAAATATGGCCTCAAGAAAAAGTCAGATCTTAACCAAAATTGTTTCAATTCTTGAAACTTTGATTCCTGCAGATATCAAAACAGTGAATTACCAAGTTATTAAGATAGCCGATGGCGATTTTGAAGAATGGGAGCTACCAGCAATACAGCTAATCGACCAAGGCGAAATAGTCGAGCATGAACAGGGCCGAGCTAGAAAAACTTGGGATATTGTGTTAGAAATTTTACTTAAAACAACCGTTGCGGGACAAGTTAATCAGCAAACCATGTTCGATTTGCAAAATTTAGTTGAGCGCAAATTATGGGAAAATCCACAAATTGGTATCCCCGGCGTGATAGACTTGAAATATAACGGTAGCGCAACCGATTTACATTTATTATCACCGCTTTATTATTGTAGAATGGATTTTACCGTTAGATATTACGATGCTTTGGTGTCTGACTGCTAAAGAGCTTCCTTTGCTCAAAAATTTGTTTCTTCCGATAAGCAAGTCTCGCTTAAAATAAAAATCATAAAAATATGCTTCGGGCAACCTTCGCCTTTTAAATAAATTAATTTATTGAAAGGTTTATCTATGAAGGACTATGCAAGTATTTTTAACAGTTCAAACGATTCAAGTGCATTAGAGCAAAAATGGTACTTGAAAGCAGAAACTACAAGGGGTCTATTTATTGTCCCCCTGAATACCGATTTTTTCTACGCTTTGGCCGGAGGAAATATCGAGTTTGCCCAAGGTTTTGAGGTCAGTCCACACCGTTCGGGACGCCACGCAAATAACATAATCAAGCAGAAAAAAACCCTATCCTGGTCACTCACAACTTTTTTTAATATCGATGAAACTGTTAGCCCGGGTGGACCTACTGAGATCGACCAAGCCGTTAGAAGTCTGTTCACTTCCTTAATGGGTAGAGAGTTTGTTCGGGTAAGTGGGCCAGATCCATTTGACGGACTAGAATACTCGGCGATCACGGCCCCAAATATCACATTTTCCCTATTTTCTTGTGTCGATAAATTCGCTCAACAAGCCCGTGGCTGTTTTGTTTCAGACTGTGAAATGACTTTCCCGGGCGATGGTCAGGCACAATTAAGTTGGTCAGGAATGGGCAAGGACGCCACCACAATTGGAATGTCGGTGTCGGTTATTGACAATAACGCAGGATCCACGGTCACGGTTGCTGCAGGGGATGGCCGACAATTTAAAGAAGATGGCCTAGTAATGCTTATAGAAGCCGATGGATTTACCAGATCAGCAGATTCTCCCGATGGAACCGCGCTTGTAGTTTCTGGAATCGCTGGGGACGTTGTAAGCCTTTCGGATCTTGCAGGGGCTCCCGTTGTTCTTGCAGACTCAGACGGTTCAGGCGTTGGCCTTCCAATTTACCTAGTTTATTACGAACCAGCGGCCCCGGCCGCAATCGATAATCCAATAGTAGGCTTGCGCGGGTCAATCACGGTTGGGGGCCTTACGGCGACCAATTGCATTAGAAATTTAACTATTTCTTGCGCTAACAATCATGAAAATGTGGACTACTGTTTTGGTCAAGATTCTTTGGCGGGGCCTCTGTTCATTCCCGGGGATCGGTTCATGGCTACCGTCGAATTAACAATAAATATGAACAAAGAAATGGTTTCATTTTACCGAGATATCGAGGAATTTGTAACTAAGTCGATTGACTTAGAGCTAGGCGATAACACGAGCCGATTTTTCAAAGCTCTTTTGCCAAAAGTTCAATTCCCATTGCCTTCTATTCCCGTTCCCGATTCTGGCAGTATCCCGGTTTCTTTCTCGGATGGCATAGCCTTGCAAACTGCGCAGGACGCCGCCGACGAATTCCAACCAACCTTCAGATAATTCGAATGTCTTCTCCTTGGGGCTGCGCCAACCCGGCGCGGCCCTTTTTTATTGACTACTGCTTAGATATGTTCTATCTACCGTTTTTACCTGCGCTATTCCATCTATAGGAGTCTAAAAATGGCACAACAAAGAATCGTGATATATTACCGGGTTTCAACCGAAAAACAAGATATAGAACACCAAAGAAACTCAGTTTTCGAGTGGCTGGAACGTCAAAAAATCTCTCTTGAGGAGATCGAGTCGATTGTGGAGTTCGAGGATCTCGCTATAAGCGGCGGAGTGGACGACAGGCCAGGATTTAACAAGCTACTAGCTGCGATCCCTACCCTTAGCAAGTGTAAAAGAGGGGATCTGTCAACTCCTGCGCGAGTGGTCCTATTCGAAGATTCCCGAATTTCTAGGAATATTATCACGCTGCAAAATTTCTACGCCTTTTGTAAGAAGCACAATACGGTAATCGATATTGTGGGTAAGGGGATCCAACAATTTGATACCGCAATAGATCAATTTATGGTTGCTGTCCAGGGCTTCACGGCCCAAGCCGAACGGGAGGCAGCAAGCACAAGAATCAAGTCGGGCATAAAGAATGCAAAATTGAAGGGCAGAATAGGGCACCGCTTCGCCAAAGGACACAAGCATAACGATGGAAAAAGGAAGATCTACGATAAGGAAATCGAGCAAAGAATTATTACTTTGAGATCCAAGGGCTTGGGCTATCGGTTTATTAGCGAAACTATTGGAATACCTGCAAGCACAGTCTTTAGAATCCACAAAAGATCTAGCTTTTAAAGCTGGGTTACTCCAGAATGTCTGACAAACACTAGTCAAATATTTTAGGGAGCCCAAGCCATGGCATTTTTTACCGAATTAGAAGAGCAAAATATTCATGTCATTGTTTTCAATGACGCCGCAATCAAGGGAACGTCCAGAGACGACTACGACGAATATATAAAAGATTTGGACGAATCCAAATTAACATTTGTCGAGAATGGCTTACCAACTAGGTTTATTATGCGAAAAATCCTTCCTTACAAGCTCAGTATGAAACTCAAAAACTCCCAAGTCGCAATGAAAGATGGCGCTTTGACTCCTCAACTCAGTTTCATGAACGAGGAGGTCAGGCTTGCCCTTGTGGGTATCGATAATCCTGTAGTACCCCCTGAGTACCAAAAACACCTGCTAGAATACAAGCAGCATGGGGATGGCGGGGCCTCTGATGCGGTCATGGAGAAGCTCGAAGCCTTCGGAG